GCAATCAATCAAGCTGCTGTATGTCGTCAGTGAAGGCGGCGGTGATCGCCCGCAATTACCAGAGCGAGCCGGGATCTGGTTTGGAAACAATGCCTTGAACATCCTGCAGGATCGCGACTTCGCGTTCTGGTATTCGACTGCAGGGGAACCAAGCGGCAGCCCGCGATACGGCACAGCTGACGGCACCCGCACATCAGGCGACCCAAGCTCTGGTTATGGCGGTGATACGTTCCCTCGTTTCAGCCAGGGCTACACACCGTCTAACAGCACAACCTTTGGTGTGGCACACGCCATTCCAAATGGCACGCACTACCGAGTGCAGTGGCGCACGATCAGCCGCCCATCAGCATTAGACGGTGACGCCAAGCGGCGTGCCTCAACGGAGCGTTTCAAAATCTGCGGTTACCGCGACACCATGAAGGGAGTCGGAATGGGCTACCCGCGTCGCCAGGGGTTGATCAATAGCAATACCTTCATGATCTCTGGGATGTGGTTAAAGCGCAACATCTTTCGTGATGACGTTGGCGTTGATGACATCAACTCAGCACTCGACGGCGAGTGCGAAGCCGCCGATGATCTGATGCAGCTTGGCGAGTCTTTTATCTCAGGCGGCACTGTTTATCAAGTGCAGTCACGTTCGCTGCAAATATGGCAAAAGCCCCAGATGGAGGACGGCGGCAAAGCTATAAATCTTGAATCGCCAAATCAATACATCACGCTTAAGCAAGTCGAAACCGTTTGGTCTGGTGTTGGCGCCGGCGTTTTAAGTGAACCCAAGGTTCAAGGGCGCGGACCGATCAGTCGGGACGCTCAGCCCTTTGGCGAATTTGACAATCCGCAGCCCAATGTTGGCGGGGGTCATTATCCGTTTTGCTTGTTTACCTCGGCAGAAATCAGGAACACCCGCCCGTGTGATGTCACTGAAATCGGCATCCGCAGCACCATATGGGGACGTTTTAACGGCATTGTCAACTTCAACGAGATCCCTTCACCGTCTCAACTGAACGATCTAGACAATGACAACGTGTCGGTGCAGTCAGGTCAGATGAACCTGTATTTCACGCGCACGTCCCTGTTCACAGTATTCATCCGCGTTGCTGGATCAAGCCAGTGGCAAGAGTCGCGTGTCCTGTTTGCCGTGCGTGGCTGTACGCAACAGGCGCAGTACAACTCAATTCGCTTCAACCATCCTGGCCGCGGCGACTATGAGTTCAGACTGGTCCCTTTACCTGGAACGGTGGCACTGCGAGATCTAAGCCAAACGGTGTATGTTCTCAATGCCAACGCAGCAAAGGACAGCAGCGATTACGGCATCCGCGTATCCATGCCGCTCGGCATCCAGGCACTGGCTTATGGCAAGCCTGAACGAGTCGAAGACATTGCCTACGACCGCCTTACTTGGTCGGACCCGTTTAGCAACACGGCATCAAGCGCCTGGCAAAAGTACATCCCTGATAAGGCTCGCTATGTCGCCGGTGTCATCGGTGACCCAGGCCGCGCCAACAAGAAATCAGCGGCGCTTTTTACCGTGCTTGGTTATCCCTCTCAATCGGGTGGTACTCGTGGAGCAGTGGTCATCACAACGGGCAAGAAAAACAACGGCGAGCATTTAGAGGCTGCAATCTTTTTTGTTTGTGACCCTGTGCGGGATTCAAAAGGCGTCTGGACCTGGAGCGACCCGCGTGACGTGCAACCTTACAACGAGGAAGACGCAGACAAATACTGGAATACGGCCTGGGGCACAAAGCCACAGCTGAAGTCCTACAACTCAGCCACATGGCCGCAAACAGATGGCAAGGAAATGCTGTTTACAGCCAAGATTCTCCCCTTCCAGAACCCCTTCTATGACTGGGATGGCGGCAGTTACGAAGTCAGCCTGAAGTTCAACGTCTGGTCTGCAAAGCAGGAAACAGAAGACGGCAAAGCCGAATCTCAGCGCAAGTTCGAGTTCTACACCTCCTTTATTGAGGTCTCGCATTACGGCACAGCGGTCACCCGCAGTTGCGATAACGGCCCAGAGCACGCCATTACTTACGTTAATGAGATCCGCGATAGCTCGCCCACATTTAACAAGCTGGCGATGTGCGGTGTATCGCTGAAGAGCAATCGTAGCTTTACAAGTGCTGATCAGGTGCGGCTATACATCCGCAGCGGAATTAACAGCAGCAACAGCTTCCCAGGGCTGGTGCGTTACATGCTCCAGAATTCTGCGCAGGGGCTAGCAGCAGGGATGATTGATGAGGCGTCGTTTGCTAGTGCTGAGGCGTTCTGCAACCAGCACCGCCTGCACTTTGATGGTGTCTTAGCGGAACGCACCAACCTGCGGTCCTTTGTCACGACCACTGCGCCCATGTTCTTGTTGAACTTGGTGATCGCTAACGGTCAACTGGCGTTGCGCCCTGCCATCCCGTCAGGAGCAACAGCGCTGTTCACGCAGGGGAACATCGTTGACGGCAGCCTGCAGGTCACCAAGCTGGACACGGGCGAGCGCCGTCCGTTCCGTGCCGTCATGGTTTGGCGCACCAACCCGCTTAACGAACTGCCGCGCACCAGGACAGTAACGGCTTACTGGACTGACCGTCCCAATGCACCGATGGAGGAGTACGACATCAGTTCGTTCTGCACGCAGGAGAGTCACGCGCTGCTGGCTGCTCGCTATTTGCTGGCCGTGCGGCGGTATGTGACCCGCACCGTCACCTTCAAGACAACGCCCGACCAGGCCCGCATCCAGCCAGGAGACCTAATCAACTTGGCGATTGAGCAGGTCGCCATTAGCCGCATGGCAGCTGGTGCGGTGTTAAAGGCTGGCGAGATCACCAGCACCGTGCCGATTGAAGACGGCACCTACAATGCGGTTATCTACCAGTCGGGTGACGATCACGTGACTGACGTGAAGCTGACGGTGGCAGGGGGCAAGGTGACAACGCCCGAGCACTGGGGCAAGTTGTTTGCACTGCGCGTCAACACGATCAGCTCCAACCCTTACATCGTGGAAGAGATCAAGCTGGATGAGGACGGGCTTGTGGACATCAGCGCGTCTGAGTTCCCAAGCACGATTTCTGGTGCCGTGTTCGGTGGCTCTGGTATTGCGGTGGACAGAGAGTGATGGCAGGCAGCTTCCCTGACTACAAACCCAGCCGCCGCAATGTCAGCCTTGGCGATTGGCCCGTCAAGGCAGTGCGTGCGATGAGTGGTGCAGAGACCAGGCTGCGGTATGGCGACCGCCGATCTGAGGCAACGCTTGACCTGTACTACGAAGCGCTGACTGCTGTTGAAGCTGATGCGTTCATCAGCCACTACAACAGCGCACTCGGCACCTACGACACCTTCACGGTTGGAACGCCGTTGACCGTGGGCTGGACAAGCGGCAGTCGCGTGACCGGCGATGCAGCTTGGCGTTATGCGGAGCCGCCCCAGTTCAGTTCAAACGCAGGTGACTGCGACAAGCTGAACGTCAGCATCAAACTGATGACGGTGGTTTGAGATGCCCTTTTACACAGGCCAGCACGGTTCTATTGAGGTTGACGGGGTTGTTGTCGCCAAGGTGCAGTCATGGTCGTTTGATTCCACGCTGGAGCTGAAGGACACCAGCAAGGTGGGTGACTGTGAAACGTCCTATGCACCAGGCAAGCGCACGTCGCAGGGTTCAGCTCAGATCTGGTATTACGACGATGCGCCAAAGCCGCTGCTGAGCAAGATCTTGAATACAGGCGACGCTGAGGGGGCGTTCACGATGCGTCTGCGGTGGGGCAATAAGCGGTTGACCTTCCCGGCCATCGTTTCCTCAGCATCAGTCACCTGCTCTGTTGGTGAGGTGATGTCAGCGGCAATCGGCTTCACCGTAAGCGGGAAGCTGACGGAGGTGGTGCTGTGACGGTCTTTAGCGGACGGGATGGAGCGCTGCACCTCAACGATGAGGTGATGGTGAAAGTGCGCAACTGGAACGTCGTGCAAACCCAAGGGGTTCTGCAGGCTCAGTCGCTGGGTGATACCGACGCATTGATCGTGCCTGATGTGCGTTCGATTAGCGGCGGCGCCGAGATCCTGTATTACGCCGACGCAGTAGACAGCAGCGGTAGCAACGTCACCAAGCTGCTTCAGAACAACATCAAGACAGCCGCGGGGGTAGGGGTCGCGGTTACCAGCCCATCACAAGCTGTGACCTTGGCGTTGGTGCTGAATGACGGAAGCTCAAGGGGGAGGCGGCTGAGCTTCGGGGCTTACATCACGTCGTTCACGCTTGGCGTCACGGTTGGCGATGTCGTTCAAGCCAGCATCCAGTTCCAGGCTGATGGCGCACCGCAGGAGATGACGCTATGACGATCTACTTTGGCGATACGGGGCGCATCGAGCTAAAGCGCGACGCCATCGCAGGTGCCAGCACCACCATCCTCGACCCCGCTGACGTAAACGTTGATCGGCGGCGTTTTGGTTTAGACGATCGGGACCACAGCGCTCTGGTCACAGGCGATCAGGTTGACATCAGAACAGCAGACGGCAGCACGCTGGAACTTGTTGCTGGTCATGTCTTCCCCGACTGGCGCGGTTATGTCCACGTTGATCCGCTCGGTGGCATCCGCCTTTACAGCAAGTTTGAGGATGCCGTAGCGGGTGGCTACGACACGGCGCTGGCGTTGATCGCGCCGACGACTGCCAAGGAAATCGTGATCGACACCCGCAATGCGGGTTTTCGCTGCCTCGCCAAAGTC